AGATTAAAAGCAGCTTGAGGGTTTATATAAGCAGCCGCTTCTGGATCGCTAGCCATCATAGGTAGTAACTCAGCCATTTGGTTAAGTTTCATACTCATATTTGTATTTGAGTTTTCACCTAAGTTAGCTTGAATTTCTAAATCCATGTTGGCAGGCATCATTTGAAGCTCTTCAGTTGTTAATGAAGCATAACCCTTGTCTGTTTTGTAACGCATTGGATTTTTAAGGTTAGTCCTCATTTCCTTCAATACGCCACGACATAAGTCCTTAATGCCACTTTCAACAAATCTCCTGCCGATATGCTCAACACGAATCTGAGCGGAGTTTTGAGCATTGCCCATCTTCTGTTCAGAGTTACCTGAAACAAACAATGTATCATTTAATCCCATTGCAGTCTTAGTAAGACCAGTAGATTGTTCTTTTTGCAATCCTAAGAACTCAAGCATAGCTCCAGTTCCTGGACTAACTTGTTCAGGAGTAATCTGTTGAATGGCATTCGCAGGAGAACCATTAGTAGCAATAATCTGCTTAGGCAATGGATTTTGTAATGCAGCAAAGTCAACAACGTTAGGATCTGCCAACGTTCTTCCATAGTTACCGAAGTAAACATTCTCAACGAATCCACGCATAATAGCTGTAGTAGCTTGCGTCTGCGGGCGAGCCATATCAAGTAAAGACAAGCCATAAAATTCATGAGGAATTTCAACTGGATTAAGCATCGCAATTGGGATATAAGAACTATCCTCTTCTTCAAGAATTGTATTTCCAGCTTTAATAACATGCTTTAATTCAGCAATACCATCACCGTCACGATCAGAACGAATCCAACATTCAACAACAGTAATAGATATATTAGCCTCATCTTCTTCGTCATCAGAGTTTATCCAGTTATCTTGTCCAGCTGATTGCTTACGAGCATAAGACTCTAAAGACCATTCAGAATCTCTGAAAGAAGCCTCTTCACCCATCTCAGACAAATCGCCATTAAAGTCAGGCCAATTCCTTCTGATGTCAGAATGTGTCATATCTGTAACCAAGCCAACAAATTTAGCCTCGGTTATAGATTCTGCACCCTTGTCGATTAAGAAAGACTCAGGTGGAATGTTTGTGATCTTAACGCCTGATTTATCAATCTTGCGTCTTAGTCTAACATTCTCATAAGTGATAGCATTCCTATCCTCTGGATTGAAGAACTCTTCATCCTGAAGCTGAAGGTCGCCAACAATTTCTACATTTGAGTCTGCCAAGATTTGATCTAGTACAGCCTCTTGAATTGTATCGTACTCTTCAACTTCGTAATCGAAGTTTTCTTCCCAACCCCAGGTTAGCGCACTGTTACCGAATACAACTGCGGACTTAATCCAAGTCTCTAACTTCGTCCAACCATCTGGATTCGAGTTAAATAAACAGTAATTTACTACGTCCGAAGCAATCTGGGAGGCTTTAACATGTGCCACTTCATTGCTGTACGGAGTGAATAATGCTAACTTATTGTTATCAAGTAGTAACTTAGTTAACAGTGCGGTGTAACCCTCTGCAACTTCTGCAGAATCTGATGAAACAATCTTAGACACACCTTGTGGAACTAAGTCCCCTTTAGGCTCTAAGCACATTTCGTAAATTGAATTCTCTCTTCTTTTTGATGCATCCGATGAACCCGTATAACCGCCTGAGGCGTTACGGATATTTCTGTCAATCGCATCGATCAACATGTCGTCATCTACTTTCTCTATTTTATTCTTTCTCATTCGCGCTCTCTCTTGCTGATTAATTTAATTATCTATTTTGATTATTATTTTTTCCATGCCAAATATTGTCTGAATACCACTGGTCTCCTGTGGCAGTTGGGCCATCAGATACTCTAGACTTTACACCACTAGGACCAGCAGGATACTCTACTTCTACTTTTTTAGGAGTAATATCAGGTTTAGTACTGTAAGTATATTCTGGTTTCTTTAGTATCCTTCTACCTACAGAACCAATAGCCCCTATACCAGGGACCGCTGCTAACCCATTCATCCCTGCTAGTAAGTAATTTTTTTCTGTCCAAGCTTGTCTGGCTCTTTCCATATCCCTAACTGCCATAGCTTGATCGAGGCCAGGTACAAAACTAGCGCCTACTTCTGCCCATAAAGGGGGTTCATAATCTACTGAATCCTGCCAAATAGTATTAGGACGCTGATGGTACATTCTATTGGCTTGCGCCCTAGCTCTACGTTCTTCTTGATTCATAATATTAACTCTCTCTATTTAAGCGGATAGCGGCCCTCTAAGATTTCCCATAGCAAAACCGTTTCCGTATTTATTCATTCTATTATTATCCATCCAAAGCTTAATAGCTTCGTATGTTTCTGGTCTAATCCTAGCACCACCACCAATACCTTTATTTACAGAAGGGTAAGTTAGCTGAGTACCTACTGGTACCCCATACTTCTTAGCCTGTTCCTCATTAGCCCCTATGTATTTATTATAAATTTTACCATCATCGTTAAACCTAACTGCAGGGTCTAAATCTTTCATAGCACCATAAGTAGTAATAGCTCTTGCTAATATTTCTTCAGGATCCATCGAATAAGGCTCTCTCGAAGAAATCGCACCCCCCGCCATAGAATCAAAATTAAGTAAGTCATCAGCTAGAATCCTCCCCATTGCACCGCCCATATATTTCTTTAATTCAGGACGTTGTTGGTTCATAGGGTCATTAGCAAATTGATTGGTAAAGAAGTTTACTCTATCATTATAATCAGGGTGTGCTACATACTGTGGTTTGTATTTTAACCAACCACCATCATTACCAATCTGATAACCAGTTACTCCCTTATTAGTACTTATATCCCAATCCCTAACACCACCATCTGACATTAAGCTTCTGAAGTGGGGGCTTAACCTGTGTACTCCTTCATGTTCAAAATAATTTGGATCAATGGGTGTCTTATCATTAAGAATAATGCTAGGCCTGTCATTGACTCCAAGACCAAAACCAGTTTTAGCCCCCGTTCTTTCAGGAAGTGATCTAAAATTATAAGTAGGGGTTATGGTATTTCTAGCTGGGTTTCTATCCTCTCCTAAAGCAAAAGCACTAGGCTTTACATTCCAGATAGAAGCACTTCTTTCTAAAGCACTCTTTAATTCTTCTTCTCTTTCATCCATATATAGACCAGGAACTACTTGCATCTGAGGGAAAACATTGTTCTCATTTGTCAAATAAGTAGTATCAGGCATGTTTAACAAGCCTTCTTTTGGTCCGTAGTTCCCAGGCTCAGGGTCTACGCTGTCACTAAATAAACTATCAAACCAACTCATAATATTCTCCCTTAAAGCCACTTAGTATCTGGGGTTTGATACTGAGAATTAATCTCTCCCCAACTAAAGGTTTGGTTAGTTAATGAATGACCATGTGTACGATAAGCCTCACAAGTAATTGCTAAACTCATAACCATGTCATCATGATGTCCTACTGAAGCCTCTGCTTTTCCATTTGGTGTGATAATAAAATTTCTTAATTCTTCTATTATCAAACTACTAGGAATCGCTATATCTTCATCTTCAATCATTCTTCTTAAATTAGAAATAATTGGAGCTCTTGTTGCTGAAGTTGTCTTAAATCCAAGATGGTTAATACTATCTGGAACTGTATTAGCAGTCTTTCTTTGTTGATATATATTCGGATAATTCATACCAAATAACTGCTGAACAGTTGCTACACCGATTGAGTTTGCCTCAGGGCAAATCAAAGCATTGTTAAACCACCTACCTAAGTAAAAAAGAATTTTTCCATACCTTACAGGATCCGTTCTATTACTTCTATAAATAGCTACAACTTCCCTATCTTTCGTCATTACTGTTGCTACCGAATAGTCCCCTTTCACACCTAAAGCGACATCTGCACCTATTAGATACTTCATGTCCCTTTTGGGGGCTTGCCACAAAGATAAGTTGCCTTCACTTGATTCGTCAAAGGCTGAGTAGTCATCGTTATACTCTCGGACGCTTTCAGGATCATAAGGCACATACCTGTCAAGGGTTTCTTTACTGAATACAGAACTACCACTTTGTAAGAAGCTTTCTTCAGCTGTAAAAGGATACTCCTGCTTAAACATCGCTGTGGATGTCTCTGCAATCTTAATCCTTCTCCAGAAGATCTGCTCGTTATCTAATGCCCATCTTTCCTTTAGCCTAACCTCATCGGGAGTTAATTCGACATTGTCGGGACACTTAAGCCTGTACTCATCTTGTAGATACCAAGGCACAAACAAAGGAGTAAAGTTACCTTCCCCTTTCTCAGCTTTATTCCATAGGTCGTAATAAACACCTTGAGCACCGTTAGAGGTGCTATTGATGATAATAATACTACCTTTAGTGAGCGCTACAGACTGGAATAGTCCAGCCATAACCTTATCAGCATTCTGGAAGAAAGCCGTTTCATCACAAAGCAATGCAGTATTAGTTGTACCTCTTCCTGGGTTATCTGCTCCTGCAGTGAACAATCTAAATTTAGAATCATTCTCCTTAAAGACCATTTCCCTCTTATTCGATACCCCTAACTTTGGCTTAATATTCTCAGGAAGATTCTCCCAGAATGTCTTACTCATACTGAAAATACTCTCAGTTGTTGGCTTATCAAGACTAATAATTACAGCTCTCGTATTCTTAAAAAATAGAGTCCTGTGAAAGATTAATGCTGAACTAATAGTTGAGAACCCTGCCTGACGATATTTACTGATAATCATTCGGACATATCCGAT